TGACGGAAGTACATGGGAAAACAGGAGCAACTACATTGAAGTTCCTGATCTTGTCATCGGCATTCAAAAAGTATTTGGTGTTTCCTCAAACTTTATGAGGAACAACCTTTTTGGTATGAGTAACCAATACTATTTGATGGACCTGTTCTCGTTCTCTTCAGGTTCCGCATTTAGTTTTGGTAACTTTGACTTGACAAACTACTATATGATTAAGCAGCACTTTGAGACTATTGATATGATTATCAATACAGGTGCGTTGGTTGAGTATAGGTTTAACAAAAGACAAGATCGACTATATGTCGATATTGATAAATCTAGGATTATAGAAGATCAATACCTTCTTATTGATTGTTATAGATTTCTAGATTCTGCTGCATACGTGCAGGTATTCAACGATAGTTTTGTCAAGAAATATGCTACTGCTCTTATGAAGAGGCAGTGGGGACAGAATCTAATTAAGTACAACAACGTTTCACTTCCTGGTGGCATCAACCTCAATGGTCGCCAACTATGGGAAGATGGAAATCGTGAAGTGAAAGAATTAGAGTCTAGAATGATGACAGATTATTCCCTTCCACCAATGGATATGATCGGATAAAATGCCTACCAGTCCTTATTTTCCAAGTTACTACGGCGGTACTACTGGCGAGCAAGGTCTCGTCCAGGATCTTGTGGACGAACAGATTAAACTGTTCGGTACTGATATCTATTACATGCCAAGGACTATCCTAAGGGATAATACTTTGGATGATATCATCTATAATAAGTACACAGAACAATTCCAGATTGAGATGATGCTTCAGAATGTTGAAGGATTTGGATCTCCATCTGAATTTATCAGTAAGTTTGGTCTCAGAATTACAGACGAAGTAAGATTCTCTGTATCTCAAAGACGTTGGGACGCAGAGGTTGCCGAACACAATCCTACATTAACAGTTGATGGTAGACCTAATGAAGGTGATCTACTTTATTTTCCACTAACTCAAGATCTCTATGAGATCAAGTTTGTCGAAAGAGAAGATCCTTTCTACCAGTTAGGTAAGATCTACTATTACACTATGACCGCAGAAATCTATGAGTATGGTAGTGATGACATTTCTACAGGCGTTGCAGAAATCGATGCAATTGAGACTATATTTAGCAATTCTATTGCTCTTACTATGGCAGTCGGTGGTAATGGTGACTTCACCATCGGTGAAGCAGTTACAGGATCAACCACAGGTACAGAAGCAGAAGTAAAATCTTGGGACGCTGGTACAAGAGTTCTCCAAGTCATCAACAGAACTGGTACATTTGCTACTGGTGAAGCTATGACTGGGAATGATAGTGGTGCTGTCCACGTAGTAGGTACATTTGACACTCTAAATAATACGAACAGCGAGTACGATCAAAATCGAGTAATCGAAGATGCCGCTGATAATATTATTGATTGGACTGAGGGCAACCCATTCGGTGAAGCAGGTAACTTTACAGGTAGTATCTAATGTTAGGGTCACATTTTTACAACGAAATTATTCGTAAGAATATTGTTGGGTTCGGAACCTTATTCAACAATATTACCTTAAAGAAGGTAGATCCTAGTGATGGAACTACTGTGTTGGAGGAAGAAAAAGTTCCTCTGGCATATGGTCCTAAGAGCAAGTTCTTGACACGTCTGGAACAGAACCCAGATGTAACAAGAAAGGTTGCTATTACTTTGCCACGTCTATACTTTGAGATGACAGGCATCAACTATGATGCTCAACGCAAGACATCTCCTATTCAAAAGTATAGAACTATTGTACAAGATGATGGTACAGAAGTAAGGGAACAATATGTTCCTGTTCCATATAACATCGAGTTTGAACTTGGTATCATTGCCAAGTCGCAAGATGATGGTCTACAAATCCTTGAGCAGATTCTACCATACTTCCAACCTGCATTCAATATCACTCTCAACATGATTCCCGACATGAATGAGAAACGTGATGTTGCTGTTACACTTAATGGTGTTAGCTATGATGATGCATGGGATGATAGTTTCCTTGAGCGTAGATTTATTACTTGGACTTTATCTTTTACTGCTAAGTCTTATATCTACGGACCTTTCGACCAGGCAGGTGTTATCAAGAAAGCAATTGTATACGAAGGTATCAACGCTTCCGTTCCACAAAGAACAACAAAAGTTACTTACACACCCAAGGCACTTGAAGATAAAAATAACGATGGTGTCATTAACTCACTCGATGATGATCTCTTGACGGGCGGAGATGACTTTGGATTTAATGAAGGTATTGAACTACTATGAGCAAATTTGAAGAGAGCATGGAAGATATCTTTGATATCGAAGTTGAATCCACAGATATCGAACCATCCAAACCAACGCCACCTAAGGCAGAGAAAGACGATCAGACAAAAGACTACGAGTTTACCCGTGGGTCTTTATACTCACTCATAGATAAGGGCAGAGAGGCGCTAGACGGGGCGTTAGAGGTTGCTCAGGAGTCAGGGCACCCTAGAGCGTATGAAGTCGCTGTGAACGCCATGAAGCAGGTAGCAGACGCCACTGACAAACTTCTGGATCTACAGAAGAAGATGAAAGAACTCGAAGCACCCACTAAACGAGAGACTAATAATACTACGAACAATCTATTTGTTGGCAGCACAGCAGATTTGCAGAAGATGCTGAAACAAATAAATAAGAAAGAAGATACGGATTCATAAATATGAAGTCGTTTAAGCAACTGCGTAGTGACATCACCGAAGCAGCCTGGACAAGAAAAGAAGGAAAGAAAAAGTCAGGAGGACTTAACGAAAAAGGACGCAAGTCTTACGAGAGAGAAAATCCTGGATCAGACCTTAAAGCACCAAGCAAAAAGGTTGGAAATCCCCGCAGGAAATCCTTCTGCGCTAGAATGAAAGGTATGAAAGCGAAGTTAACTTCTAAGAAGACTGCTCGCGATCCTGACTCAAGAATTAATAAATCATTACGTGCTTGGAATTGTTGATATATGCATGATCTTATTGTTATTGATAACGCTTTACCCTACACAGAAGCAGATGAACTTGAAAAACTTTTATCCTCAGACATCTTCCCATATTACATGGGAATGGATGTCAATCCCAAGAGACTTGAAGTTTCTGATGAAGTACCAGGACTAATGGTAACTGAAAATGCTGTGACAACTACTCAAATGTCACATGTATGCCATAGTCTAAAATACGAAAACAATTCTCCTTACGATTCTTATGCAAGAGAATTGGCAGGGAAAATGCTGCAGCACGTTGATATACCTAATCCACAATTTGAACGCATCAAGTTCAACGTTATGTTTCCTAACAAGAAACTAACAAAGATTCATCACAATATTCCACACATCGATACTGTTGATGGTTGGGTATTACTATATTTTGTAAATGATAGCGATGGAGACACTCTATTCTTCCACCAGAAGTATGATGGGGAAAATCACGTTGCATCAAAAGTAAGACATAGAGTTACTCCACAAAAGGGTAAAGCAGTTGTCTTCCAGTCAGAAATCTTTCATTGCTCTACCAATCCAATTATGAGTGAGAAAAGAATCGTTATGAATGTAAACTTTACACTACCAGAAAATGACTAGTGAATCCGATTGGTATAAAAAAATATCCGAGGGAAAGAAGAATTATCCTCTCCCTCTCTACGCTCCGTGGACAAAGGTATACGAGGGCAAGTTTAAAAATGAAGACAAGAACACAAATCGTAGCTGATTGTTACACAATTTTTTCCTACATACTCTATAATAGGTGTAACTGAGAGTGTTCTATGCTGGGAGTTTACCTAATAGTCGCAGTTGTTATCCTATGTGTGGCATATGCTGGCGTAGAAGAAACGATGAGACTCTTTGCGTACTTGGATCTTCAATTACGCTACACCTGGATTAGGTTTAGAATGATGCTTTTGCGTCGTAAGTTAAAACAACAACTTATTAAAGACCTACCAGAATACAATAAAATTATCAAGGAGCTTTCGGAAGATGACCATTGACAAGGAACTGTCCGATCTGTCACTAAGCAGAAAGGAATGTCCGAAGTGTGGAGCTATCTGGATGAACGGAAAGCACATGTGGGCAACTGGCGCTAAAGGTAATGAAAAAGATCTTGCTGGTCTTGTCTGCAACAAACTAGGTGATCAACAATGCATCAATCCCATGAAAGGCGCTGAAGGTGGCGACACTTGGGAAAAACGCATGGAAGATCTAGAAGATATGGGCGAAGAAAAACAAGGCAAGTGGTGGGACAAATAAATACTAGTGGTGAACTAGTTTTCTTATGGCATCCGATCAGATTTATCTTGGCAACCCGCTTCTAAAAAAAGCGAATGTTCAGATTGACTTCACAAAAGAACAGGTTGCAGAATTTATCAAGTGTAAAGAAGATCCCGTATACTTCACGAAGAACTATGTGAAGATCGTTTCTCTTGATGAAGGTCTGGTGCCATTTAAAATGTGGGACTTCCAGACAGAACTGATTGAGAAGTTTCATGCCAATAGATTTAACATTGCTAAGTTGCCTCGGCAGACTGGCAAATCTACTACTGTCGTTTCATACCTACTACACTATCTTATCTTTAACGATAATGTCAACGTAGGTATCCTGGCAAACAAAGCATCGACTGCTAGAGATCTTTTGGCACGTCTTGCAACAGCATATGAAAACTTACCTAAATGGATCCAGCAAGGTGTGGTAGTATGGAACAAAGGAAATATCGAGTTAGAAAATGGCAGTAAGATATTGGCAGCTAGTACGTCTGCAAGTGCTGTCCGAGGTATGTCGTTCAACATCATCTTTCTCGACGAGTTCGCGTTCGTCCCAAATCACATTGCTGACTCGTTCTTTGCATCTGTTTATCCTACTATTACTTCTGGTAAAAGCACCAAAGTAATTA